TTATCGTTTAGGAATATTTAAATACCAACGTTTGTCATGGAAATCTTGCGCACCGCCTTTAGTGTTTCCTTCTGGATCATTCGTTGCCCGCATCATGACATAGACTTTCTTATTAGGGAAGTTGCGCATGTTAAAAGATACATGATAGCCAACGTTTCCAGATGTCCCATACGCTTGATTTACATCTGGTCTATAAATTCCATCAGCTTTTACTCTAGCTAATTCTTTCCCAGTATTGTAATCCATAATGAAGATATACTCGTATTTATAGTTAGCAATGTGCCATCCAGCTACATGCAAGTTTGCGTTTTCAATTTCTCCGAACTGATCAATGTGGGCGTAATTTGTTCCATCTGTCAGCGTAGGATTTGCAGCACCTGCTCTAGTTGGATCAATGACTGGTTTATCATCTGAAGTAGTTGGATTTTCATTGGTAAATCCATGAGCTAAATCATAAGCAAGCTTTTCTTTGCTGACTCCCATTTGCGATAAGTAACCATATGGATCTGTGTGATTCCCCCAAACATAATTTGTCACCCACAAATGAGATATGATTCCTTTTGTAAATAAAGAAGTTCCTTGATCAAGAGTCAGTGGAATTCCATATTTTTTTGCACTATCTCTTGTATATTCAATGTAAGCTCGATAGTTTTTCTCAAACAATGCTTTATCATATGTGCGTTGTAATTCAATCTGGACAGGCGCATAAGGGTTGGCGTTACCAGCACCCCACGAAACATATCCTTGCTCACCCACACGGTAGACAATCCCACCGTCACCAATAACGTCTGTGGTATAAGGATTACTTCCGTTATAATTATTTTTCATGTTGGCTGCTACATTTCTTGCTGGTGCATCTATTCCAGTTTCGTGCAAAATAATTTTGTTAGGAATTGCTAATCTGGAGTCTCCTTGATTCGGCGCTAAATTATACTCGTCATTAATAGTATAAGCAAACGTATTAATGGGTAATAAAAAAAGAGCCATCATAAGGCCCATATATAAAGTAATTTTCTTTTTCATTCCTATCCCTCCACTTTATTTTCATAAAAATAAAGAAGCACGAAACTATTTTCGTACTTCTTTCTCAATCTCGGTGACTTTGTTTTCAATTCGTCTCATATCTGAACGCATAAATTCAAAGCCCTTATTTAATTCATTTAAAGTGGCTAAGAATTCACGCCGATCCTGTTTTGAATTTTCTCTTTCATCATGCAATTCTTTCCGATAGTAAGTATTCATTCGCCAGGAACCAAAAATAATAATACCTACTAAAATAATCGTTAAAGGTAAAAAAATTACGCCATCAGCTTCTAGTACTTTTCTAAAAGCTTGATCGATTCCTTCCATAAATTCTCACCTTCTTCCTATTCAGTGAGAATTTCTTTCGCTTCTTCTTTCGTAATACTTCCCTGCTCAACAAAACTCATCACATCTGATGTAGTATAAATTCCCATTTCATAAAAGAATTGGATATCTTCTTTACTTGGATACATCAGGCATACCTCCTTCTGTAATGACTAAATCTTCTGGAAAAACAACTTTTTGAATTTGTTCAACCATATTTTTTAATTTTGTAACTTCTTTCATCGTATTCGCTGCTATTTGATTGGAACGAACATACAAATCGTATGGTACGCCTCGAACCCAGATCCATTGATTGGTTTCCCAATCAAAACCTGCAATCATCACATCTGGTCCTTTTGGTGGTACAACATCTGTAAATGGACGTGATACTAGAGAATCAATAGGTGCTTCCCACTCCTCATAGTTTTGTCCAACGACTCGATAAACTGTTTTTTTCTCTTTAGACATAAGAAATTCCTCCTATTATTTAAAAACTTCATTCCATAATTGTTGAATTTGTGTCTGCATTTGGCTAATCGTAGGATCACGTTTGTAATAGAGAATATCGGTCAAATAGATGCGATAAGTAAATTGTAATGTAGCTTTTCCATAAAATAGAGATACATCTTCTGCATTTTTGCCAAACATTAAAATATTTACCCGTCCTTGATTATCTAAAAACAGACTGGAATTCTCTTTAACAATTAATTTTTCCATTGTTTTATATTTCTTATCCTCATTTTGAGCGTACTCTATCCATTGTTCTAAATGGTTGTCATACCATAAACTAGACATTCCGCCAGCTCTTTGAGAAGAAGATTCCTCACGAGTTCCATGTTGAGCATAAGCATAAGTACTAGGAGTAATAGAACTCAAACCTTTTTCCACAATAGTAATTTGTTGACTAAGTTCTTTAGCTTTCAATCCCTCAAAGTATTCATCACCTAGCCATCGTTTTATTTCTTCCACAACATTCCATTGAATACGTAAGCATGGATATATTGTAGTCCGATTACTTTCTGTACTAGAGCCATAAGTACTATTTCCTCTTAAAGCTTCATAACCTAATGCTGTCTTAGCATCTGGATAAGGATTTACCTCTAATAAATTTGTATATGGCGTAGGCATTTCAAATTGATCTGCATAAATAAATCTAACTTGACTCGCAATATTCGGATTTTCTATGACGCTTCTCACGATTTTTCCATTGAAATTAAGCTCTCTTGTAAATTCAAAATATCCTCGTGTTAAGCCAAGAATCAAATCATTCACAGTAAATAATCCATTATCAGCAATCAACTGAAGCAATCGATTGGTTTCGCTTTGATTAATTTCTACTTTTTGACTAAGTGATTGGACTTGTTCTGTCAATTGACCAACGCTAGCTTCTAATTCTGGTCTCAGTGATTCGATGTCTTCCTTCGCTTGCTCAGCTAAATCAAAAACTTCTTTTTTGATTTGTTCAAAGTCTTTGATGTATACCTCACTTGCTTCTTCGATTTCACTGTCAATTTTTGAACGGATAACTGTGAAAGTGAAGGCTATCTCATCACTATGAGAACCGTCTTCAAAATCAAGGTACACGTACCCTTTTACTTCGCCTTCATGATTTAACAATTGTTCAGGCAGAGGATAGGTCACAATACCACTTTCAGGATTGTCAATAATTGGTTGACTATCGATCGCAGTGAATTTCTTTTCTTGTCCATCTTGCATGATCGTCAATAAGATTTTAAAGGTGGTATTGGTGAGATCAGTAATTTGATAATCTTGATTACGAAACAAGAATTCCAATGCTGAAGAGCCTCTATCATAGCTATAAAAAACAAATCCTGTATCTTGTTCATTTTTTCCTTTCACTTTGGTACAAACTTTCATTCGACCAATTTTTTTAAATTTCATCTACTTCACCTCCTTAAATTTTTTCTAATATCCACTTCTCCTTTATATAAAAAGCGCACTCATTTGAGTACGCTTCTATTCTTGACTATTAATAATCTCATCTGCTTCTTCATTCGTGATGCATAATGGAACAAACTCACGAACCTGTTCTTCAGTAAAACATCCCCAATCAAACATCATTTTAACGTCGTCATAAGAATACATGCTATTCTCCTCCTTGAAGTTGTTTTTTGATAGTAGCAATATCTTTTGTATTCTGAAGAGAAGTTAACATAGTTTTCGAATTGATTTGCGCTAGTGATTCTGCTTTGTTAGCAAGCTCTTCATTTGCTTTTTTCAATGCAGCATTGTCTACTTGTAAACCTACAGATAAATTTTCTAGTAGTTCCAATTTTTTAGAATAATCTTGTGTAACTGCTTCTTCCCACTTATTTTCAGTGAAGTTAAAGAATTGCGACTGTTGTCTTCTTCCGAAAGCTTCATCAGTTTCATCTTCCTTCTTTTCAAACAAAATAGGTGGAACTTCTACAAAAGGTAAAGCAGTTGGGAAATTATCCTCTACTTCATGTTCTTCGTATCCTAATGGATAAAGTACTTTATAAATTACTTTCATTTTTCTCTACTCCTTTTTATGATGGCCAATTATCATTAGTAAAATATACTACACACCCCGAACAGAGTTGGTCTGTTGGGAGACTTGTAGATGACACCATTACCGAAATTCCTGCAGAATTGGCATACACAGATAATGCTGGATTTCTATTTGATTTATTTGTTAATGTTCCGCCCCAGCCAGTAACTGTAATAGGTCTATAACCCGCTGGAAAAGGCATTAGGTTCTTCCAGCCAGCAAAGTTAGCATTTTTATTTGAAATTTCAATTTGGGCTACAACTAATCTTCCCCATCTATAAAAAATAACTTTACTTCCTGACATAAAATCTGTGGTATTAGTTGTCGTAACTGATTTCGAAGCGAATTTATCAGTTACTGCAGAGATACCACCTATCTGCAGACCATCCTTAAAATTTTTAATTCCTAGAATGGTTTCATTTCCAGTTGCTCTTACTAATTTCCCTTCTACTCCATCTATAGCATCAACATGTGTTTTCAAATATTTAGGAACGCCATTTTCTTTTAATTGCACAATATCAGACATTAAACAGTCCCCACTTTCTCAAATGTAATATTCGCTAATCCATCAAGTTTCTTTTTATCATCTTTAGACATCAAACCATTTGCTGTCGTTGTTGCTACTGCTGTAGTTGTCGCATTCTCTCCAGGATCACCTTTATCTCCCTTTGGTAAAACAAAATTAAATCTAGCTGCAGATGATGTTCCTACATTCGTAACAGAAGCGGTTGAACCACTAGAAACGGTCCCTATGGTAATTGTTGCTGCTTGGCCAGGATCGCCTTTATCTCCCTTCACCGTTGTTGGTTTGCCTTCTATAGCATTCCAATGAGTTTGTGGATAAACCTGTACATCGCTTTGTTTTATTTTTACGATATCTGTCATTTTCTATACCTCCCCGATTTTTTCAAAAGTAAAATTTGGAATTCTTTCGTTTGTGTAATTTTCTGCTTGCTTTACAGCTTCTTGGAATTTTTGATCTACATATGACTGATTAACACCACCAGTCCCACTACCACCTGTAGAACTAATTGTTCCATCTTCTGCAATTGATATATTTGCACCTGCTTTTAATATTTTTAGAGATTCTAATTTTCCCTTTAATTCTTCAGAGAAATTGAAGTCTGTTTGCTTAGTTGCAGATAAAACACCTTCTTCAGTAACTTCTAAGAGTTCCCCAACTTTTATACCTCCTAATTGTTCAGGGGTAGCAATCGGCAAAATATATGTTCCACCTTCTCCATTTACAATCTTTTGAAACATTTCAGCAGTAAGAATACCATCGCTTGTCTCGCTTGCATAAGGTAGTTCAGTAATTGCATTCTCTAATCCTAAATCAGCTTTCGTTAAAATGACTGCACCATATTTACCATTAACCGAAAGAACTTTTGATTGTCCTGATATCATTTTTTCTAATCCTAAAACTGCAGAAACATGTGTAATCGGCATAAATTGACGTTTAACACCAGATTCATCAGTTTCCATCATTCTCTTTACTTTAACCATCAAATCACCCCAACTTTCTCAAGAGTGAATACATTTTGTTTTTCATCATCAATGGTGGCTATGACTAATGCTCCTTCGGATATATTACTTTCAATAGTTTCTACTTTTTCTACCTCATGATTCTTAGAAAATAAATCATCTTGTAAAACATCCACCATTTCAATTTCACCGTATTCGATAGTAAATAAACTTTCTCTCAATTTTTCGAATAAATAATCCATATCTGCAAGCAAACGATTAGAAATTGAATTGTGTCGTTTCCCTTGAATATCCACTCTCGCATCCATCAATTCCGCAAGCATCGTTCCTCCAGGATCAATTGTTTTTAAAATATCCTTGATTGATTCAAACCATGACAAGTAATCTGATTCTTGTCCTTCTCTCCAATCTTGGAAACTATTCTCCTGTTCTTCTCTCCAGCGATCAAATTCTTCTTTCCTTTCATTCATCCAGTCCGTAAAATCGCCTTTATTTTCATTAATAAAATCTGTCATATCAGCAATTAAATCTTCAATTGATTGCCAATAAGAACCCATTTCTCCTTCTGTTTTTGAAACAGCATTGATGACAAAATAAGAGAAGTCTTGAGTTGTTCCAATCAAGTCTTCTCCTTTAAATATAATGAAATTGGCTGTTTGTCGATGCAAACACTGCATGGAATATTTATCAAAAATATATTTGATTTTCCCTTTTTTAGCATCCACAATTTTTGTTTCTAATTGGACTGGATATTTTCCGCCAACAACTGATTCAAAATATACCTTACATTCTGATAAATCATATGGAAGACCATTTTCGACAATTGTAGCTTCCATAACTTCAGTGTTTTTATTGCCTTGTCGAACTTGAATCATCCCCACGTAATTATAGGGTTCTGTTGTACTTAATATGACATTCCACTTTGCCATTAAATCACCTCCCTATTTTGGTGGTATGACAATGGAAGAAATTGCACTTGCACTATAATACTGGCGATCTAACTTTCCACAAATCATACCTAACTCTGTGTTTTGTTCATAAGTTTGCATACGACCATTAGCTAAGCCTCGGATAACGCCAGTATGTCCATAAGTTCCATCTGCAAACCATGAACCCACTTGTCCACCTCTTGCCCAATTAATAATTGCACCAACTACTAATTGATCATATCTAGGGTTTTGAATCACTTTCCAACCAACAGCAGACCAATCATAGGCAATACCAATATCAGATGCTGCAGAAGTATTTCCTATCACATGAGTTAAACCATATTTTGTTCCAGCCCCCATGCCACAACCACCCAGATATCCTGAATATTCTGCAGACAAGCCATAACACTGACCATTGCCAATTCGTTGTCCAATCAAAGACTCTAAATGTTTTAGTCCTGCTTCTCCAGTAGCTCCTCCTGGTTTTAAATCTTTAAATTTGTTATACCAGTTAACTGCATAATCTTGACGTTCAGGATGTGTCGCTGCCGGACGTTCATAGTTTCGTTCAAAAGCATATGCTGATTGTCTTGGATCAGTACAGGCCTTAAATCCATCAACCGTCGTAGGTTGTACTACGCCCATCCATTGTCCATTTGTAAATGTCCAAATAAGCAATCGAACTTGTGCATCTAAGCTCGTTATTGGTTCTTTAATACCTGCAGCATTAAATAAGTTTTGAACATAAACTTTTCCATCCCATGTTGCTGGACCAACAAGAGGATATGAAGAACCATCCCACTGAACTAATCCGTATGCTGGTCCACCTATTTGAACAGTATCAGGATCAAAAGTTCCTCCTGTTTCTTGTTGAATGTTTCCCAATATTCCACATGCAGATTGTTTCGTAAATCCGTTATTACACAAAATATCGTAAATTCTCCAAGCTCTCTTTTCTGCATCTGTTTTTAATTCACTAGGATACCCACCAGTAGATTCTCCACCTCCTGATGGACCACCACCTTGTCCAGGAATTATTTCTTTTCCTTTAACTGTAAGTTTTCCTTGTACATCTAAGTCTCCAAAATAAATTGCTTTACCATTTCCTAATAAAACTAATCCTTTTCCTACTTTTGGAGAAATCAAAATATATTTGCCGTCTCCATTTGTACGAATAACTAAAGAATTATCTTCAATAGGGGTTGGAGTAGAAGCTCCAGGAAAAGGATTACCAGCAGAATCAGTTGTTCCAATCGTTCCAATTGAACCCTTAGAATTCCAAAATTCCATTCCTTTTTTAGTTAACTCCATTATTTTCTTTTTGTTGTTCCAAATTTGGAGTAGTCCATTAACTAATTTCAATACATCTCCAGTCTTGTTAAAAGAATTTTGAAAGATATCTGCTTTGATTAATCCAGTTTGTATAAAATTGGCATTAAATATACTATCTAATGTCCAAGCTGAATTAAAAGGCCCCCGCCATCCTTTCTTAGAAAAAGCAATCCCATTTTTATTCATTCTTAGTACTTCTCTTGCCTTTTCTAAATCTGGATTATCCATAATAAAGATGTTGGAAGGTTTTTCTTTTGGCCATAAAACTACATATCCTCCTGCACTGCCTTGACCTGTAATCATTGAAGAAACATAATCATTAAAATCACTCATATAATTATTCGTTGCATAATCTTTTAATTTATCCTGAATAGTTACAGCTTGTTGCTGATAAAAAGCAACTTGAATGTCTCCTGCTTCTAATTTCAAAGTTTTTTCAGATAAAGAATCGTATTGTAGTCCACTAACCTTTGATTCAAGATAAATATTATATTTTTTATGATATATTTTAAATGTATCAAACAGACCATAATTTCTAATCTTCGCAAATTCTTTCGCTTCTTCACTATCAGTCAACTTATCAAATTCAACCGTAATAGAAACTTTAGGCTTATCACAGCCAGGATTGATCGTTTTAAAGTAATTTTTAGCTATTTTATTTAAGCTCTTAATGTCTTTTACTCCTTGTTCTTCTGTAAACTGAACATGTTCTGTATAGACATCAGGATAGTTATTAATATAGGCACTATCTACTGGCGAACCATAAATTCGATTAGTCGTACCTACCTCACTTTGAGGATCAGCATATGGAATAATTCTTGTTTTTATACCTGTCCAATCTAATTTGACCTTCAAACCAGACATATCTTTTCCATACCGAATCGTTCCAACATTATTGCGACCTCTTCGCTTTAACAAAGAAAGCTTAAATGGTTCACGTTTAATTTCTCCGCCCCAATATTGAAGCAATGATCCTTGTTCACCAGCAATACAATTTAAAACATTTCTCGCTTCAAAGATTGTGCTAGAAACAGCCGTAATATCAGAATAAAGTCGTATGTCAGATTTTTTATCCATTTTGGTTTCAATAATTGATATCGCTTCTTGACCAGTTTTAGAGTCTACTTCCGCAAGAGTGACTACCCGTCTTCCAAGTCGATTTGTACGACTCTGAGCATAAATAGTTACTGTATTTAAAAAAGTATCTATATCTTTATCATCAATAAAAAAGATATGATACTCTTCTTGATCGTTTGGCTTTGCTTTTATTTGATAGTCATTTTCAAAATATTCATCAAATCTAGTTCCTAAAGGATAATCCAACTCTAATTCATATTTTCCATTAGCTACTTCATATATTTCACATCTTGTACAATCCTTTAAAATTCCTAAGCCATTCGTTGAGAAATCTGTTTCAGTAGGACTATATATTCTTGGTTTCATACTTTCCTCCACCACCTAGGCATTATTTCAAATGAATGAATATTTTTCGTCCATTTAATTTCATTTTTTCCAGGATATAAAAATGGAAAATCTAAAAATAAAGTGACCTGATCCTGATGTTCTAAATTACCATCTAATTTTCGATAAGCCTCTTCTAATTTAGAATCTATAAATAATTCTCTGTCCAACGATTTCAAATCATATTTATCCTTATTAATATAAAAAGAAGCATCTCCAGAACCACTCAATTTAATAAGCGGTTTTGAAGAATACTTCTCTGGGTTATAAATTTCAAAAGTTTCTGTTTGTCGAATAGTAAATCTACCATTGTAATTTTCCTTAAATGGTCGAATACTCACTGTAAATTCAAAAGGGACAATATTTCCTGTTTTTCTTGTTCCTTTAAATTCAGGTCCTTCTATTACTACAGCTTGATAAATATATTGTTCATCATAGTAAAGAATAAAATCACTATAAGACGACATATCTAACCATTCAGTGATTCGATCTTCCCACTCCTGCACCATATCAATTGAAGGTGCTTTATAGTAACACTCAATCTTTCTAGTCACATTTTTGTAATAGCCTTTATCAATAATGATAGAATCATTTCCTTCTCGCTCTCTCAATTCAATTACTCGACTAGCTGAAACAGAAGCAGGCCTGTTTTGAATATACACATTAAATTCAGAAGAATAATGTTGATTAATAAAAAATTGTCCTCTCTTAAGTTGCATATAATGTTCCTCCTACTGCACCAGCATCTCGTTTCATTTGTCTTGTCAATTCTGTTTTAATTTTTGTAGTAATCTTTCGAACCATTGAATCAGGTAAATCTCCATAAACATTTAAATGTAAATGAATTTCTTTTGTTTCACTAGCAGATATATTTTGCTTTGTTTGTGTAATTGGTAGGTGACTTATTCCATTTACTACAGGTTGAACAGACGGTGTTTTTACTAAATTTGTCATGGTTTGATCTAACTTACTTTGCTCTTTATCAATACCAACGATAATACCTTGAACAATATTTTTACCAACCATATCACGCATCCATCTTGATGGAGAATGAATATCTAAAGCTCCTTTAATCCAATTTTTGATATTACCTGCAATACCTTTGATAGTATCTTTCAAAGCATTCCACTTTTCTTTTACACCATTTATAAGTCCATCAATGATGTTCTTACCGATTTCAAATAAATTGACTTCCCTTAATGAATTAAAGATTTCTTTTACCCGATTAATAGTATTTGAAACACCATTTTTTAGATTTGTCCATGCATTTTCAGCAGAATTAACAATTTCAGTAATAATATTCCAGAAAGAGTCCTTAATGTTATTCCATGTATTGATCATGGTATTTTTTATAGAAATCCACGTATTGTATGCCGTATCTTTAATATTTTTCCAAGTATCTTTGAAAAACTGTTTAATATTATTCCAAGTAGTAATGGCATTATATTTTAAATCGATCCAAGTTTGAATAATAGAAAACTTCAATTCAATCCATTTCTGAATTGCAAAATATTTTATATCAATCCAAAGATTAATAAAAAAATACTTTATGTTTAACCAAATCGATTTAGCTTGATTTACCACTTCATTCCAAATATTTATCAATGTAAGCTTGAACCCTGTCCAAATATTGAGTGCAGCAAAATAAATATTTGTAAAATAACTTACAAATATATTCTTTATAGATTCCCAAATATTTATGGCACTTTCTTTAATATTATTCCAAACAGCAATCATATTATTTTTTGTTTCTTCCCATCCACCAGAAATCATGGAGGTAATAAACAAAACCGGCGCAAGTATAACATTTTTTAAAATCTCAAAGACGTTTTTACCAATCTCAACTAAATTATTCCATAAGGTCTCTAGATAAAAAGTAACATGTAAAAATGCATTCTTTATACCTGTAATCAATGGACCAGCAACTGACATAATAGAACCTTTGATTCCATTCCATTTTTCTCTGGCTGAATCTTTTATACTTTGCCAAGTATCAGAAAACCATTTCTTCATATTAGACCATGCATTTTTTACACTATCGACTGCATTTCTTGAAGTCTCTACTGTTTTATCAAATAAACCTGTGGCCCCATCCTTAATACCTTTCCAGGTGTTAGAAAACCATTCCTTTGTTCCTGACCAAGCATCTTTGACACCCTCAACTGCATTTGATGCCATTTCTTTAGCAGAATTCCAAGTATCAATTCCCCAGTCCTTTATATTTTTTAATACACCAATTACGGAATCTTTCACATCATTCCAAATAGATATAACCTTGTTTCTAAACTCTTTATTGGTTGCCATAAAGTAACCAAAAACAGCTATTGCACCAACGACTGCACCAATAATTAAAACAAATGGATTAGCAGCAGCTATTGCCCCCATAATCTTTAATGAATTTCCAACGCCAATTATGGCATTCTTAAAATTATTGAAGCTTTTTATTATTGCTGGTATACCTTTAAGTTGAAACATTAACGCTCCAAAAGCGGTAGCTGCAGGAACAAGAAAGGGCATCATGAATTTCAAAGCAGAACCAAATTTTTGAATTTCGTTAAATAAATTACTTAAAAATGATACTGCTGTAGGAATATTTGCAGCAATTACTTTTAAGAACGATTCCATTGAACTGCCCACTTTATCAATAATCCCCTTAAATCCACCTAAATCTGAATCTACTAATGCTTTATTTAATCCTTCTATTACTTCACCAACACCACGTGTAACGGCTGTTTTTGCATTTTGTATAGAGGTTTTAATTCCCTTAGTAGAATCTTTAGCGATTTGACTTAATGATTTAAGTCCTCCGCCACCTTTGGTATCCATTTCTATTAATTGATTTTGGAATTCTTCAACAGAAATCTTACCTTGAGATAAACCTTCTTTCAGATCTCCCATTGTAATTCCCATCTTTTTAGCAATAGCAGAAAGAGTAGGTCCAAGTTGAGCGTTGATCATTGAGTTCCAAGTTTGTGCGTCTACTTTTCCGTTTGAGAAACTTTGAGATAATTGAATAACAGCTTCATTAACTTGATCAGTTGAACCACCGAAACCAAGAATTCCATCATTTAAAGCTTTAAATATTTGAGTTGAACGAGTTAAATCACCTGTAGAAGAAGCAAGAAGTTGAACATGACTTATCGCATCATTCAAAGCAGTAGGAAGTCCTTGAATACCTTGAGATAAAAGCCCATTCTTTCCGATATTCTTCATAATTTCTGAATTACTAAATCCCATATTTTGGAAATTTCGTAGAGCGTTATTCATCGTATCTACTCGATCAACCGCTCCACTTATGGAACCCTTGATTAGATCAAAGCCAGCTCCTACGATTCTAGTTACTCCGCTAGCTAGAAAACTTCCAGCAAATATTTTCCAAATACTACCTAATGAACTGCCACTATTTCTACTTTTTCTTTCGATTGTTTCATCAAAAGAGTTCAACTTTTTGACAGCATTATTCATACCGGCAGTAAAACCAGATTCATCTAGTATCATCTTCAGAATTAGGTCATCGTTATTCAAAGTATCACCTCCTAAAATTGAGTGAAATTATCATAGTACTCAACATCTTCATGCTCTTTTACCGCATCTCGAAAAGCAAAAAGACGCATTAACTCATCCAAGTCAGTACGTTCAATTTCTGGTAACGTCCAACCGGCTTCGAGTAATTGCGTCTTTATATCTAATTCTCGGTAAGTAATCGAGTACTTAAATGAAGGTGACTTGAGCGCCTCACTTACTTTTTTTTCGTCTCTGTATAAGTTTCATCAAAACCTGCAGTAACAGACTTCAATAATTTTCCTGTCAATGAGGCAATCTCACGAGCATCAATTCCTTTACAATAATCTTCACCAGTAAATTGTCCCTCAAATAAAGTATCTGCAATAAATGAATAAGCACGACTTAAAGCTTTTTTAACTGATTGTTTATCAGTCGCTGTTTGCATTTCTTCCATAACTCCTGCAGCATCTTCTACAACTGTTCCTGGTAAAAATTCAGCAGATTTAAATTGTACTTGCTCATATTTACCTTCTTCGTCTTTTTTCGTTAATTTAATCGTTGTTTGATATTTTGACATTATTCTGTACCTCCTGAAAGTTCTGCTTCTTCAATTGGAATTGCTACTTTTGTAAACCAATTTTCGATCATTGTTTTATCCACGCCTTCATCATCTTCATCAACTGAATACATATATCCAAGTCCTGGTACATCTACAAATGAACCCTTCCAAGTTGGATGAGTAAAACTTACTTTACTTCCTTCAATCGTTGATGTTTCATCTGAATCTAGAGCAAATTGTCCTTTATAAAAGACCGTATAACGGTATTTTCCATTCGATTTTTTACGTCTATATGCAAACGCACCATCTTGTGCAATATCTTCTCCAGAACGCAAGGCACCACCTTTAACAATTTTCCCTCCAGTAATTGTAGATAAAACTTTATGAGTATATCCATTTGCTTCTAGCTCAACTTCTGCACCACCAAAAGCTGTAAATTGATCTTGAACCACTGAATCCCCATAATCTTGTGTTGTTTCATAATTAGCTGTTGGTTTGATACTTACTGCTGTTCCCATTGTCAACGCAGTATCATATACCGGAAAAGTCCCTGTCTCATCTTTCAAAGGAAACCAAGTAGGTTTTTCGACAGAAATAATTCCGGTTTTACTTCTTTTTTCTCCCATTTATTTTTCACTCCATTCAATATATTGTGGAAATTCTAATGTAAAACGAATATGTTGAACACCATCTGTTTCATCAGGTAAATAGGCTTTTGGAAATAATATTTGCTCATCGATTGTAATCGTATTAAAAAAAGTCCCACAACGTGAGACTAATTCATTAATTAACTTTCCATTAGGTTTATTATCAATCAATGCAATATCAATTAAGAAAGAAACATTTTGAATATCAATACCTACATTTTCAGTTCCAGATTCCATTACTGATAAAACGAAATAAAAATCTTTAGTTGACTGCATAACTGAATCAAGATATATTGTCCCATCAGGATAGATTTCTTTTAATTTTCTACTGATTGCAGCAATGATTTTATCTTTCATGTCATTTTCCTTTCTTAATAATCTTTATAGACATCTGCTTGAATCTTCTAGGAATATAAGTCATATTTGCTAAGTTCGTTGCACGAGTTAACATGAATTTTCCTTTGACAAAGCCACCATTTTTAGTCCTACGACCTTCTTCTACATATTTAAAATAATGTTCATTGTTTATAACTGCTCCAACAATTCGACCGCTTGATAGCTTTCTAGCTTTTACTACTCGATATCCTCTCCTTAAATTACCTGATTTTACAGGAGTTAATGGTTTAGCTAAACTAACAACTTTATTCATTGAATCGTTAACGAAGGATATTCCTTCTTTTTGAGCAAGTTCAGTCATATTTTTAAAGTTTTCAATGATTTTTTCTGCATTAGATTTATATTTGAGATCACCCATTTTTCTCACTTCCTATCAAATTCACTTCACAATGACTAGGATAGTAAAAAGGCTTAGTAGCAAATAAAGAAAAAATTAAGCCACTAGCCTTTTGAGTTATTGTTATTCGATCTCCTTTTTTTAGTTTAATCGTAGGATGAACAAATAATTTATATGTGTCAGTCGAAACATTTACCATCTCTCCATCTTCTATGACTGCTAGTCCATCGATTTGACCTTGTGAAAGAGCGCAAGAGATAGGATTATCATATACTTTTTTGTAATCTTGAATAGTAATATTTGTATTAGAATCTTCAATGTCCGTTAGTCTTTCGATAATACAACTATCTTCATAAGTAGTTTCTAAAATATCTGCTTCATTCATTAAAAAAACTCCAATCCTCCACAACCAATAACTCTTCGTATCAAATCACCATATCCTAGAAGCAACTCACTAACAGCATTTGTTGTTGAAGCATAACTAATCGTTGTATCACCACGTCTAACTGAAGATACTGTTTTTTCTGATTCATTTTTTATTATTTTATACAACACTTCACTAATCACGCTTTTTAACTTTTCCCATGAAATATCATTTTTACAAGTGTTGTATGATTCAATTTCTAGCAAAATTATTTCTAATAAATTAGTTATGCGTTCTTCACTCAAATCTGGAAAATCTTCTTTTGTAGACTCAATGATTTCCGTTTTTAGCGATTCATCCATCAGATCACTTCCTAAATTTCATTAACATCAATTGCATCTTCCAAAATTGCAATTGCTTCTTTATCATCTATAGAAATGATAAATTCGTTATTTGAATCTGCTGTGATAAATCTACGAGTTTTAGGATGAACAAACCCAACAAAATTTTTAGTTTTACCTACTCTATATTTCACGACTTCATCTTTTTTAGTTTCATCTTTTTTTACCACTGTAATTCCTCCTATCAAAAAAGGGAGTACTAACTCCCTTTTATTCAGACTTTAAATTTAAAATTGCCCCAGAGTTTGAAGCATTGTATTCAAGAGAGTATTCACCTACAAGACCGATACGTCTTGAATCAGTTGTTTTTGCAAGTTCTTCTGCTCTCCATTCACGTAATGGACGTAGTTTCACATAATTAGTATCGATTGCGGCAATTGTTCCTTTTGGCAATGATGGTTCTAGTAAAGCAATACCTGTACCGTAATTAGACACGATATTTCCAATTTGCAATCCAAAAGTTACTCTTTCCCCGAACTGAACAATTTTTGTTGATTTTCCATCTAACTCATCAGTCATTAACTCCTGCATATCTGGAGAAATCAAGCATAGTTTTTCTCCCATATAACCTTTTTCATACATCAATTTGAATAAAGTATCGATATCTTTTCTTGTTACTGCACCCGCAGTGGCTGTTTCTGCCTTATTTGCTGAATTGATCAAGTTCAAAATCCCATTCATTCGACGACCTTTAGAACCATTTTCATCAGCTTTTACACCAGTAATCAATTTTCGGTTCAAATCAATTTTCATTTCCATACCACGTAGTGCTACTTGATTAGTTAATTCATTTCCGACTCCATTCACATTAATAGCATCTAATGTACCAGATACAGAGGTTGATTTTCTAAAAATTTCAGTATAGTTGTTAAACCAAGTTCGACCTGATTCAGCATCTGGATATTCTCCGCCCTCAAGCTTTTCAGAAGAATCATCGTTGTTGATATCATATTCACGCCATTTAATTTCTGTCGAGTTTGCTGGCTCTGTTTTTCCAGCACCAAGTAAATAGCTTAAAAAAGGTGTATTTGGTACTTGCATAGCATTAATCGCTGGTGAAATATCCAAATACTCTAAATTATTTAAAGATGTTTTTTTCATAATTTTTCACTCTCCTAGTTAAATTGTTGAAGAATTTGTCCTAATTGTTCTTCTGGATTTGTAAATGTTTCATTGTTCTGCTTAACCTGGTTATTCGATTGTTGAGTTCCACCAAATGCAGACTTCATTTGTAGTTCTTTTAATGCATCTGCATGTTTCTCATTGATTGCATTCAAAACACTTGTAAAACCTTCAACAGCATTCTTAGTGAAATCTGTATCCGAACTAACAAGATTATTTAGCATAAATTGAGAAATAGACTCTTTTAACTCTCCATCTAGTTCTAATCCAGCAATTTGTTCTGCAACAAATGCTTTATTATCACTTGTCACACGCAACGCTTTTTCTGCTTCAAATTCAGCTTGTAGTTTTTCCAGTTGAATTTGCTCAGGTGACTTGTTTTTCTTAGATTCCTCATATTCCTTGATGGTATCCTGTTTAATTTTATCTAAGTTATTTTGTTTCCAAGCTTCCAATTGTTTGTCGGCAACACTTTGAGATTGTGACTGAAGAAATTTTTGAGCTTCTTCATTGGATTCCACAAAAGATTTGAAATCATCAAAAGAAAACTTTTGATCGTCACCTTCGGCAAAGTATTGCAAATTCATTGGCATTAATGATTTGTCTTTCATGCTATTCTCCTTTCGCCCCACGATTCGTTTTCACGCCCCGCATTGCTTTGAGTTTTAATAATTGCGCCCCACCATTCAACCAAGCCCAGTATTGCGCTAGTTTAACGTCATTTCGGACAAAATAAAAAAGCCTAATTACTAGACTTTCCTTTTTTGTAGTCAGTTCTAACAACAATACATCCCACCTTTTCATACCAATCAACTGTTTCTTTTAAATTTGGTAATGAATGAGATAATAATTGAATCGTTAAATTAACGGTATTCTTATCAACTGGAGTATTATCTTGATAATTAACAGTTTGATCGCCAATAACCACGTAGGCATAATTGCCATTCCAATTATCTCTCAAGCCATTAGGATGGTTCTCAGACTCAATAGCTGTTTTGTAGGCTTCTGCAATATCAGCATTTACATTAATTGTTAGTACTGCTTCAAAAAAATCTTTCATTCTACTTCCTCCGTTTCAAATTAATTCCAAAAGAATCATGTGCAAACTCATCTAATAAATCGCCAAATAAACGGTCATATTCTTCATCAATATCCTTTCCTAATTTTGGTAAATTAGGAACATCCGTGCATCTGCAACGACTATGGAAAGGTGCTCGATCTTCACCTATGACAGCATCTTTCAGTTTATAGGGATTCTTACTTGCCTTTCCTCCACAAATCCGGCAAACTCTCTCATCTTTTGCAGTTAAAACGTTGTATTCCTCAATACCTGTTTCTAAATATGATTTTTCAATACCATCTTGTGCAAATTTTGCATACTCCGTTCGAACGAGATTTTCTATCGCTTTGTTATACTTTGATTCTTCTAACTTAAACATGTCACAAATTTCTGAGTCTAATCTCATGGTGTTTAATGCGTGTATAACGCCTTCTCCACTAGCAACACTTTTTACAATAGCATTAGAGAGTTTCTGTTCAAGCGATGAAATATTTCCCCAAAGTCTTCTTGAAAATGTCTTTCCTGACCATGGATAGTTCAAATAATGTTTAATTTCATTTTCTGGTAAATAATTTGGTATATCAACGTTTAAAAGTTGAACAAAAACATTAGCATTAGAAGAATATGTTCTTTGAAGAATTTCCTCTAAGCGATCAGAAAAATATTGATTCACATCTGCATCCATCGCATATTCTGCAAGAATTTTAAATACATCTGATCGTATTTGTAATAAGCGATTGACTTTTGCATAGTCAAATGGTGGAAAAAATTCATCGATAAACTCTTTGTATTTTGCATCATACATTTTTAATGACTTATAATTTTTTTCCACATATTCACGATATTTTTTCTGATTACTTGTACTATAAAACTCCATCATTTCTGGATAAGTGATATTGTGTAAGTCAGCTTGTGATAATAGTTTTGCTTGTATCTCTTTTAATGCTTCTGGAAATACACTAGATAACTTTTTAAGTGTTTGGTTTTCTAATTTGAGCCTTGCTTGATCCTCCAGTTCTCGACGTTTAGTCCAATACTTCGTTTCTATCATCATTATTGTCACCTCCGCCAAAATTGTATTCACTATCTGGATAAGCATTTCCACTTTCTAATTCCATCATCTCATTTTCATAATCAACATCTGTCACAAATGGTATTTGGCTTTGAATTGTTCGCTTAGATACATAAGGTGCTAGCTTAGGCAAAGCTTCAGCTAAATAGCTCAAATCAGTTGGTAAAGATCTAGAAAAAGTGAAAATAATTTTTTCTGGTTCAATGTCTACTTTGTCATTAAATTTAAGAAAAGCTGCAATTGTTTCTGCACACTCTTTCAGTCCTTCCCTGAAATATTGTTCTTTAGTGTTTGTTTTTGCTTCTAAACTAATAATCTGCCATTTACGTGCTTCTCCAGAGCTATTTGATTTAAACACCTCATCATTAAAATCGATTGCTTTACAAATGGTATAGAATTGTTTTTTTAATAAATCCATATGATATTCATTAAAATCTTTTGCTAAATTTTTTGTGACATATTCCGCTTTTGCCGCGGGGTCTTTTAAGTTGATAATTCCTAGCTGATTCATCATTTCTTTAGCAGTGTCTTTGCTCATTGTCGTACCAGTAACAAGCATGTACGCAAGCTTAAATTGTTCGATTTCGTTTTGTTGATCAGACAAAGCACGATCAATTGCATCTCCAATTTCCTCGGCTACTTCAAAATCACAATAACGATTCGTATTATTTTTAAATTCGGATAAATTAATCACTTCTAAAGGATTTTTTGTTTCATCGATTTTTTTGAATGTTCCGTTAGTAATCAAATCTAAGTCACTATAACAAGCATATGTCGTAATTTCATTTCTAGTTATAACTTTCATTTCTTGGAAAAACTTTTTCTGATAAGAGTCATACTTTTCTTTAATATAGATTCCAGCATTTCCATATCTTTCAGCTCTCCAAGGTTCAATATTGCTTGCTCTTAACTCCCAACCATGATCTCCTTCCACAGGCTCTAACAATCGGAAAGCTACTCCACAAGCTCCTTGAAAAGTTGCAGTTTCAGAATCAAGCATTGCGAATCTCATGGAATCAAGATTGCTTGTTAATTTGTTAAAAGCTTCTGGAACTGTTGGAAGTTCTATATCATTTTTTAAGAATTTATCTTTTAATCTTTGAATGAGTGTTCTTTTTTGTTCCGATACATCGTAATCCCATTTGATAGGTATACCAGTAAAATGATTGACAGCTTGGTCTACGACAATTGAATACATACCAGCATGAAGTTTATTATTAACTTTTACAATATCAGTATTAGGCTTTGGTCTATTGTCTATTTCATTCTTTTCGCTAGTATAAGCTAGATATTTTCTTTCGCGATCAGCAAAAAATGGTTTCATATCTTCTATAAAACCATTCGGATCAAACATTCCATCTTCAATTTGTGTTGCATATTTAACACGTAGCTTCTTATATCTCTCTAAAGATAATACTGTACTAATCAAAAACTCACCTCCTAAAATTGAATAAATTGATAGTGACTTGGTGGCTCATAAAACGCTAAAGCCAGTGCGTCAGCAATATCGGGACTACCAATATTTCGCTTTTTCATATCATCTTTACTTTCTAAACGTATACGACTTCTACTTGTCATTTTGAATTTGCGAGTACTTAATTCTTTGATTAACGAACTATCAGAAGGCAATTCAATAACAGGCTGTTCTCCGTTAAGATTTGCTGTCATATTTTCTTCTAACATTTCCTTGATGTTTCCCCATAGTTGAGTACCTAAATTATCGTAAAAATCGTCTTCTGATGTTGAACCATTATTCACTCCAAACACCTCAAAAGGATAATGCTTGTCTTCTATAAGTTCTTCTAGGCGGTCGGTTACACCACCTCCGACACCAGTGTCATCGACTTTAATCATCACTTTATCAATACTCGGATATTGACTCATTAGATTCTTGGCCATGTTGATGACATATCCTGTTGTTTCCATGGTGCTACGTTTTGAATACTTCTCATACTCCAATGCCCTGGTAGCAATTCTAGGAAAGAGAATCGTAGAATCATCACCATATCGAGCTACGTCAACACCAATATGAGCAACCGTTGTTTTATTGACTAAAGAATCACTAATTTGTTTTTCTGTAGCCAATTCAACCGTTTCAAGACTGATAAATGAATCCAACGCACCTTTGGGAAATTCTCCAAAAATACGGACACGAGCAACATCACTTTCTTTTCCATATTTTTTAAGAATCATTTCTATATTGTCTTTGTTTGTACGTTTACTATCATAGCTTGATACTTTATGAACTCTGTATTTATCACGGTCTGAATTGTGGGAATCGTAAAAGACACCTTCAATATTATTGGGGTTTCCACACATCAACAGCTTATTATCAAAACCTGATAGCGTACCAAGAATAGCTTCCATAATTGGATCAGACACACCAGAAGCTTCATCTACCACAATCAACATATGGTCCTCGTGAAAACCTTGCATATTTTCTGGTTTAGTCGCTGTTCTAGCCGTAGCAAACCAACGCTCTGAATCACCAACCATATAAATTTTGGTCTTTGTCCACTTCAGTAAGTTTTTGATCAAGCTATCATTTAACCATTTAGCTACCTCTGCCCAAAGTACATCGTAAAGTTGCTTCATTGTCGGAGCTGTTGCTATTACTTTAGCGTAGGGTCGACACGTTAAGAACCAAAGTATTGCTCCTGCTTCTAATGCTGTTTTTCCAACTCCTTGACCAGAACGAACAGAAACCTTTGAAAATTCAGCTAAATCATTTAAAACATTTTCTTGCCATTCATCAGGATTCAAATGCAAAATATCTTGGCAAAAAGCTACTGGTTTATCATAGTAATAATCAATGGCAGAACCAATATCAGCAAAAGGAATAAATTCATTATTCATTTTCTTTCACCGCCCGTTTGTTTGCGGCATTTAAAACTGCCTGTTTCCATTCCTCTATTTCTTCACCTGAATTATTTCCGCCAATTTCATTTGTCTCAGCTTGAATCTTATCAGTCTGAGCTTTAATTAAATCAGTTCTGTATTCATTCATATAAAGTTCATTCATTTGCTTGATGGCTTTAGCTAACTGGTTGCTAATCCGAGTCAATGAATCTTCAATTGAAAGAATATCATCAATTTTGCGATGTGTTTTTCTGCTAATCTGCACATCTTGCATAACCTCATGCTTGATTTCTAGCTTTTTACCATTTTTTTCAATCGGAGTTTTAATCTTTCTTAGCTGCTGCAATCGTTCGACTTCTTCATCATTTAGGCCAGCTTCAGCTTGTTGAATTCTCTTCATCATACGAAATTGTCTTATCTTAAGTAGACGTATTTCTTCAGACAAAACAAAAGAAGGATCATCATTCAGACTAGAATAGATGTCCTTCTCTTCATCACTTAGTGTCTCAAAAAATATGGTTTCATACTCGCCTGTTTTCAAAGCGTTTTTATTACCCACTGGCGGAGAAGCTCGGCTATTTCCTTTGTTACCTTTAGCATTCTGATTACCAATAGGAGCGCCACCTTGATTGGTAACGTTACTTTTGCCATTGGTAACGTTACTTTTCAATTCAGCGCTCCATTTGTCTTGTGATTTCCATTTTCTAATCTGAGAATCTGAAACATTTAATTCAGATGCAATTTCCTTTAACTGCTTTTCTCCGTTGGATTCTAACCAAATTTTCTTGGCTTCATCACGCCTTGGATCACGTTGTCTTGCCATTCAATACACACCACCTCACATTCTGTTTAGGTTGAGTTTTGTTTTCTAATTTTCATCTTTTAGCATTAAATCAGCTTCAATCAATATCTTTAAATCGGAAACTTTGTCTAACTTGATTTGTCCTGATTGGAGGTTTTTAAGCCATTTCCCTAAAGCTACTCGAATAATTTTCTTATATTCTTCGATTGATTCTGCTTTTTCCATAGCTTTTTCAATCTCATAATCTAAATCAAAGTTTTCATTTTCCATTGTGTAAGCACCCCGCATTTGATAAAATGCTAAAAGACACAGAGGGTGTCGAAAAACCACGCGTGGGAATTCTCTGTGTCTTCGGGGACTTACTGTCTTCGTTGAAAGGGTCGGTGTTAGCGCACCGGCCTCTTTTTATTTTGGATATGGTTTAGCTAACTTAATAATTTGTTTTCTAATTTTTTTGTTTAACGGCATGAGATACTTATGCTTACCATTGGATTCATATACTTCGGCTTTCGGATCAACATATTTTCTTAAAAAATCTAAACGTTGGGATCCTGTACCATATTTAGCATGAATTGATTTAGGATGTGTCTTCTTGCCATTAACAATAAAATACCTTTCCCCATCTGTCTTTCCTTCGTAAATCCAATTAGTTGCTTGATATATCCCACCATGATGGTTTTGGTCTGTATCAGCATAACTCACAATCAATTGCATCTCTGGATTGAACTGTTTTAAGAACTTGATTGCTTTAGCTAATATTTCAGATACAAATACTTTATGTTTTGTTAGAGCTACCCTTGTAAGTTCACAGCATTCTGTTTGTTTCAATCCATATGGACTACCAATGCTTTTATTTGCTCCTCTGCTAAAAATAACTACACCAATAAATTGCCCATCTTCCCAAGCTCCAACTTTTATCAGCTTTCCTACCGGTACACTTTTGCTGTAATGAAAATGAGTACAAGCATAACGGGTAGCTTCATGAGTAGCCCAGTCAACTTTCAACATCTCTCAAATTAAACTCCTCTCCACAGCAAGGACAAGTAATCATTTTTGGTTCTAAAGTTGTCAGGTCTCCTTGCTCTTCTATAGTCCCTGGTTCAAAATTAGGTATTTCCATCTCGCTTAATAATTCAGACACTTCATTATCATCAAATCCAGTTAATTTAATTTCATCATCATCAAGATTCTCCAATATAATTGCAAGCTTTTCATCATCCCAATGACCAGAAATCTTATTGAGAGCCACATTAAGAACTTTTTCCTTATGAAGGGGTAAATCTACCACTGATACCTCTATCTCTTCACACAGCCCCAAATCTTTAGCAACAGCAACACGTTGATGACCTCCGACAAGGTTTCCTGTACGTTTGTTAAAAATGGGTGGATCAATAAACCCAAATTCAGTAATGGATTGTTTCAGTTTTTCATACTCATCCATTCCTGGAGTAAGTTCGATTCTCGGATTATAATCAGCAGGTTTCAAATCTGCCAACTTCATTATTTCGATTTGCATTCTAATCCCTCAAATTCTTGTTAATATTATTTTGAATGTTTGATTCATCAAGGAATCCATGACCGCAATAAACAAGTTTGCATTTATCAATTTCTTTTGGAGTAGCTTCTCTTGCCATTTCAATAATGGAGTACTTCTTTTTAATCTGGATTGACTGGACAACTCTAATTGGATCATTTGTAGTCGGTTGCGGATATCTATTCGATAATGATACATACCAGTAGTTCCTCACTATACAGCCTCCTTTATGTAAAACAAAAAGACCACTTAACGAGTGATCTCAATTATACTTTTTATTTTTAGCTTTCTTATCTTTTATAGAAGATTTTATCTCTTTGAAAATCAATATTAATTCTAAAATACTCATTATAAAAACGATTATTAGAGCTGGTACTAAAAACCACCAACTAATATCTATATATCCTGTGGAATTTAACCATATATACAATAAACAAACTATAAGCAACATGATAAATACTCACTTTCCTATTACTTTTCTTTCGTCTTTATAATAAGTTGTATTTTAGAACAATTTCAAAATCGTTTTTTTATAGTATATATAATTAATTGTTATAAAAAACTACACCTCAGAAATGAGATGCAGTTATACCTCTTTACGGTTTTGCTAACTGGTAGCTTGGGATCACCGTAAACCAAAAGTCGCTGAAGTGGGATTGCACCACTCATGCACTAGTCCTCTCTAGTTTTGTACAAGGTCCCAGTAGTGCGCCGTACACAACCTACCTTCACCTTTGCTTCTCTCTACTTCCGCCACAGTGACACTATAAAATTATTTAATAACTTATATTCAATCATTTGATAATAAGTACTCTAATAAAATTCCTTCACCGTTGATATAATTTTATTATCAGCATGGTGGGGATTGCTGAAATAATGAGACGGAGGTGAATAATATGCCATTTTATTACTTCAATAATGAGGTCGACAACCATTATCGTCATGAAATCCACATCGAAGATTGTCCTTATATACCTGAATTATTGGACAGAACTTTTATCGGACTAGAATCGAATTGTAAAGCTGCTATTGCCAGAGCTAAAAGAGAGCATCCTACTAAGGACTTTGATGGTTGTTATTATTGTTGTATAGAATGTCATAAAAGTTAATTACCCTGAGGAGCAGTTTCATCTGCTTCTCTATTTTTTTGTACCACTAGTCTATATTTCTCTACCGATTGATATTCAATTACTTATTCCAAATGTTTTTTGTATTCTTTACATATAGCTTCTTTTTGGATCAATTCCAACCGTTGTTGCTCAATAATATTAATCAATCGTTTTCGATCCATACCTTGATACTTTGTTTGTTCAACTTCCATTTTTTCCTCCAATGCATAAATTAATAGACAGCAACGAAATAAATTAGCAGGGGTTCTAAATTTGTAACTATTTTTAACATATGATAAACTCATAATCATTATAGTCACTACCTGCACTAGCGGAAACTAGTGCAGTTTTTTTGTTCTATTTACTCAAATAAAAAAGATAAAGCAACATAACGACATTGTTAAACAACTTACAATCATTATATAATTAGGTAAGGGGGTTATTCATATGCCTAAGTATATTGTCGATACAACACCTACAAAAAATAATATACAAACACTACATGAGATAGACTGCCCACATGTTCCTGATAAAAAACATTCTATTGCAATTGGTTATTACACAGAATGTTCATCAGCTCTTCGATACCTCAGAATTAAGAATCCAACATCACATTTTTCTGGGTGCAAATATTGTTGTCGTTCTTGTTGTGAAAAAATTAATACAAATTCATAGACAGCAACGGACGATAGATAATAAGAACATTATAAGGAGTTGAAATTCACATCCTTATTCTTAATATTTCCGTTGCTGTCTATCAAAGCTTAATTAAACGATGAGGGAGATTTCCTCCCTTCGTTTATTTTGTCGATCCTGTTTCCTAATCTTTCGACACTATCATAATACATCATTGAACAGGTAATTGATTGGTATAAAAAAGGTATAAAAAAGAAACCAAATGGGTAATAAAAAGGTATAAAAAGTGTAAAAACTGGCTACTTAAAAGCAACCAGTTCTAATGCTGAAGCAAATTGGATGATAATCTTGTTTGATTCTAGTTTGACAGATTCTTCACTAGTATTATTTCTTTGAGCAGTTACATAAATCGACAGACCATTGATGTAACGATCATAAAATATTTTTTTACGTCTTTCAGTCACATCAGGTTTGTGCGGATGCTGAATAGCAGAGTATCCTCGAACAAACAATTTATGCAAATACTCAAATTCTTCTTGTGCTTCTTCTCTATCTATCAACATTCGTTCAGCTTCAAAGACATTATTAGCTGTAGATGGCGGAACCAAAGAATAAGATGCCGTCACTTTTGGCTCACGAGGTTGTCCTACCCTACATCTTGCTGATAGATATGCTGAAAGGAAAACACCAACATTATATTTTGTGCGGTCCATATCAACATCTTTTGCGCTTGGTGTCTCATATTTCTTTACATCAAAAAGTACCATCCTCTGATTCCTCCAATTATGATATAATACTTGTGTCAGAAATATTATTCATGGTCGGAGGAATCCGGCTTTTTTATTTTCTTTAATCATTTACAAATCACTTCAAGACATGTTAGACTATTGATAGCGTTTATTGTTACGACACAATATTCTATGTACAAGACAGCCCATCTCGGCTGTCTATTTTTTATGTTCTTTTTCCCCTTTCTCAAATTGATTTACACTCATTATTCCACCACCTCTGCCTGTTCTGTTTCCCAATAAGGTTTAATTTTATAAAATTTATGCATTTCTCGGTTCATGGAACGAACCATGCTTTCTAAAATTGTAGCTCTTGTTCCTAAAGTCACTTGTTGTTTTTTAGCTTCCTTAACACTTGTCATGCTTATATATTTCTCACTAAAAACATATATCCCTTGATAATAATATTTCCACATAAGTTTTTCATCTTGTTGTATCTTTTCCCACAAATCTTGGGTAATGACTAAATAATTATAATCACCTATAAACGTTTACTTTTTTCACTGTTTCAAACTCAATGCTCCAGCTATACCTAATTTTATTAACTTGTTTTCGTTCATTATTCTTCCCTCTCAAAATATTCTTTCAATGTTCTAACCAAGCTTTCATATAGTGGTTTAAATGATTCATCAGCGATCAAATCAATATTTGCTAAATTAACAAAGTGTTCTTCTAGCTCTTCTACTAGCTCTTCTTTTAACATTTCGTCCATTATTTCTTACCCCTAATCCTTTATCCAAAACATAAACCGCACTAAATCTTCTTGTGTACCATTTACATAAAGGTTCAATTCTGCTCCAATAGCAACTAAAATTCCCACAGCTAATAACGCTATTCCCAACACTGTATAATTTTTCCCTTTTCTGCTCTTATAAATAAGGTAGAATCCTAAAATGGCTAATAGCCCACCAAGTACACACCAAAATATTGTTAAACTAATCATTATTTTTCCTCCATCTGTGGCAATCCAAGTCCATTCATAACATTTCGATTCACTGAATTTATAGCATTCACAGTTAAAATTCTTTGCCAACGTTTATTTCTAGGAGACCATCTTAATGCTGCTTTTTTTAATAAGGCACGTACATCATCCGATGGCTTACCATGAGTAACTAAGTAAAGGCGATTATTTTCTACATCAAACCCGTAGCCTGCTAGTTCTTCATGATTCAATTCTTTGTAAAAGTCCTTCCAACCTTTCTCTTCTGCTTTTTCCTTGCGTTTTTTATCAATTTCAATCTTTTGATCAATCAAAACTGGATCAAACATCTTTCTCGTATTCTCAATATAACGAGCATGCTTACCATTTTTTGAATATAATTCACTTTCTAATTGATAGATCCGTTCTTCTTCTTTTTGTTTTCTTCTAGTAGGATAATTTGCTGGTCCGCAAATCATCACTGATGGAATGGTTGTCGCTTTGAGAATATTTGTTTTTAATTCGACAACTAGCTTATTGTATTTAACAAGTCTTTCATTCAATTGTTGTTCATTCTCTTGCGTTAAAAATTCACTAAAGCGATCAACAAAATCAGCAATGTAATCTCTAATTTCTTTGTTGAAATCTCTCCCCCTGCTAAATGAGGTTAATTCCTCATATCGATCTCCAACTTCCTTAGGTATCTTATAAACTAGTTCGAAATTTCTAGATATAACATTTTTAAAAGTAAGTGTCATTGATTTTTCTCCACCTTCAAATTTACTTTTCCAAACTTTACTAAGTTTTCTAAATATCTTACTTGCTGAGCAACATATGCTTCTTCTTTACAGCATTCTAATCGATGATTTACATCGCTTAGAACCGACAATGGAAAATCATATTTGTTTATTAACTCATTAATTTGATCGATTGCTGGCATATTATTTTTTCTCCGTCACAGTAAAAGGCACAATACTTTCTGGCATGTAATTTACCTCGTATTTATATTCATTTACCTTAGCGCCTTCTAAATCTTCAATTACATACATATTCCAACTAGTCATGTTTACAAGATGTTTTTTGTACTGATTCTTTCCTGTTTCAACTAGAATAACGAGTTTGTTTTTATCTTCAGTATCAACAGATATTCGACCTATCGCTTCAAACTCCACCTTATCTGTTCGAGTATTAATTACTGCTACTCGACGAATCACATTGAAATTGTCTGCTTCTTGACTGACATTGTATGAAACTTTGTCACTCTCTCTCCCGCTACAAGCACCTAGATTTATTCCCATTCCTAATACACTGATCAACAGAATAATTTTTTTCATTTACATTCCCTCATTTCTTCAAATGGAACGATAGTTTTTCCACTACGCTCAATTACTAAATGATCATCTTTTAAATGAGTACTCTTAATGATTACCATTGCCGATTTGTTATAAATATGTTTTACATACCCTATGAACGGATAAATCCATGGAGTATCACGATCTGACTTACAACAAAAACATTCAACCTCTTGTCCGACTTCTGGAATAAATTTTCTTTTTTTACTCATCTTTATTCCCCCCGCCCAAAAATACGACGTTCTTTTTCTTCGGCTTTATTTAAATCAAGATAGATTCCTTTTCCATCTTCCAGATATTCCGGTTTTACGTAATATGTTTTATTTTCAATATCCCACTGACACAACTTAGACAGAATACTAAGAAATCTACTACTTTGGATACTAGGATTTTTAGCAGTTTTATTTTTAGGTTTGTAAAATGCAACTGCTTCGTTACTAGTTTTGGATGCTGGAGTAATTGCAATCATTTTTGATCTATCATTTAAATAAACTAGCGCATACTCTGAAAATTTCAGACATTCTGCTGCTGCTTTACTAAAATTCACGCCATACTTTGAGATAGTAACAATTGGTTCTCTTGCCTGATAATTTAACGAAATCAATTTAAAATCATCTGTTAGTTTCATAGAGTTAACTCCTTACTGTTTTTTCATCCAAGCTTGATTGCTTTTTGTTTGTTTCTCTTTTGTTAGTTTTGAATGTTTAGATGTATTGTTTTTATTTGCTTTACTAGAGTGTGTTTTAATTTCCACTATTTCTCCATTGCTCACATAAGCTGCTAGTTCAGCCATTTCTTTTGAATCATATCTCTTTGCCTTTTTTAAATCAGAAACTCCATTTCCTTCTGAATCGACATAACACATTGCTTTTACAACATATGCCATGTTCAAACCTCCAACTGCTAATTTCTAAATGCTTTACGTACAATATAAGCTTCATTGATAATTTTCTTTAACGTGTCTGATGGATAGATTCGATGCTTTGCCTTTTTGGTATCTTGCTCATACATCCAATCAAGCTTTGCTAAAGTGTCGTCATCAAGAGAAAATCTTGGTCTTTTCTTAGGTGTCCCACCTGTTTGTTTTAGCTGTCCCACCTAAGCTACTGCTCCTTTTATTGATTTGATTGGATTTTTTCCGCTCTTTACTAATGCTTTGTTAATACCTTTAATATATTCATCAAAAGTTAAACCTAACCATCTTTTTTCACGATACAACCGAGGATAGAGCTGGAAAATGAAATACGGACGCATATAATAAACAAATCGCTCTTTTGCTTGTTCCTCTGGCATTTGATTTACCTTTTCATCTCTAATTCCTCTATAAGCTAGTCTTAAATCTTGCTTTGCTGATTCTGTTGTAGTGATTTCTTCCAGACGATGAATAATATCCAAGTAATCCATTTATCATGCCCTCCTCTTAAAACGGGACATCTTCATATCCACGCTTAAATTCCTCTTCTTTTCGTTTGTTATAGCCTTCGGGATCGTTGAGCCAATTAGGAATCGGCTCTTTGCGAATGTGGCTTTTTTTAAACGATTTAGGTGTATTCTCAGCTTTCCATGCTTCATCAGCTAACTTTGCATCCTCTACCGTCTTAACTCCTCGTCTTTGCCAATCATTTAATTTTTTAACCACATACCCTGCCGTATGTCCGCCGTCTCTTGCAGAAAGTTCAATGGCGTATAGAATTACCTCAAGGGCGACACCGTCTTCTAAAAAGCTTTGCACACGATCGATGTTTTGAGGGCTATCCATTGGTTTAATTTTTTGCTGGTAAAGTTGTGAGATCTGAGCCATCGCTGCTAGCATGCTTGTAGTCTCTGTGGTAGTCTCTGGGAAGTCTATGGTATTGGTGAGGTCATTTTGACCTAATCCATCAGTGCAATTTGACCTATCCGTCGGGTCATTTTGACCCAATCGTTGGCTCACCTCTTCAAGCTTGTCGTAATCGATGGAATACCAAATTGTTTTATCAAATCCTGCTTTGTTATAATTTGCCTTTATAATCAAATTTTGTTTACTTAGCGAAGTGAGAGTACGCTTAACTGTTGCTACGCTCCAAAATGGAAATTGTACTTGCCATTCTTCATAAGTATTATGAATCCATCTTTTTCCTTTAATCATTTTTGCACTTTTGCTATTTAGCCAATAATGAAGTTGTTGCAAAATAATTGCCTCATTCAATCCAATGACTTTGGCTAATTTAGGTAACACTTGGATCGGATAATCATCAATCAATAGCTTACTCATGATTTCCTCCTCATACGTTGCTTTCTTCGTCTGTAACAGTAATCGTGTACTGATAACAAGTTTTTATTTCTCCATTAATCAATTTGTCTATTTCGTTCTTTTCTACAAAAATGTCACTTTTTTCAGCCTGTGTTCCAATAAAGCTAAATGTCAAAATTTCTAAAAACAACTTATCTCTAGTATTCATTTTTTCGTACTTAGATAACCATAATTTTTCCATTGTTCGTATGTTGGAACGAATCATTATTGTTCTCCATTCTCGTTGAATTTTTTTATTTTACTCATATTCATCACACCAATACGTACCAAATCTGCACCATTCAAATAAACAGGATGAATTTGATACTTATTTATAAATTGAGTAACCCCCATATTGTGCGCTTCGTTATGATGTTTCCTGCATAACGATGTTAACGGAAATTTGCGATGATCAACTTGTGATCTCTTTCTATTTCCTACTGCTTGTAAATGGTGAATATCTGCTCCAGATTGTCCGCATATTACACATTTGCGGTGTTTACAGCATTGATAGTGATAAAACTGTTCATGCTTTGGTAAAATTTCGTAAGACCGTGGAAAAGGAACATTCCACTCAAACATGAAATCAAGCACCATTTCAATTAAGTTATTCACTTCTGTAACACTTGCATCTGAAGTATCTGCAATGCTTATTTCTGAAAAATAATGAATGGCATATTCTTCTCGGAAATAATCGTTTAATTGTCTTGTAGAAGTACCAGACCAGCGATGAATATCTCCTAGCAAAGCCCAATATAATAGTCTCTGGGCTTCGCTAAATCTTCTAGGGTCTGGTAGCATCAAAACACCGAAAACAGCTCTTAAATCATCTGAATACATTGTTTTCAAACGATCAATATTTAAGTCTTCTTTTAACTGAACAGTCAACAAACGTTTCTTTTTGTTGTAACTTGTTATAACGAATGATTGTTGCATCTAATCACTTCACAATGGTGGATTTTTAGGGTCAAATAATGAATTCTGCTGTTCGTTTAGCTTTTCTTCATGTTTATCTAACGCTGATGTTTCTTCTTCATGTCGTTTCTTTTTTTCTCTTTCTTTCATCTTTTCTAACGCATCGGAAGCTGTTTGTATCAATGCTTCACAAGTTTCTACGTCGATATCTTCAAATTTCCCAGCATATTGTAAATGCGTTAAGAATCTCGTCATCGCTTTCTGTTGTGTCATATTAGCAAGTCTTGCATTTTCATCAACGAGTTTCTTGGCTTCATCTCGTTGCTCTTTCGTTGCCTTTGGTAACATTGGTAAATCCTCACCAGCGTAGATATAAAGACCTAATCCAAACATCGCTAAATTTTTCACCAAACAACGCATAATTGTTTTATTAATATCAAACATTGAGGCTTTCTCAACTGGTATATTTTTTCTGTTTTTTGTATCGTACGTGTAAGGTTCTGATTTCATTGCTTTGTTTGAACTATCCATTACAGGTAGCCACATTTCATGAGTTATCCCATCTATTGTTACCTCAGTAAAAACCATATAACCTGTATTTTCATCAAATACATATGGCAAGTTATCCTCGAATTTTAGTATTCGATAGGAAGCATCTGGGAAACGTTTTTTTACTGCTTCCCATGCCCAAGCCCATGAAAGATACGATAACTCAATGTTTCCTGTTTTCTTTTTTTCAACATGTTCATTAACATTGAGAGAATTCAAAGTTAAAAATATATTTCCCTTTTCTTCACTCATCAAATCTCGACTCCAATTCTTGAATAAATTTTTCTCCTCGTCCGTAGTACTGAATATCAATCAAATTATCACGTTCAAATTCATCTAATGCTTCAAGCAAGCCATCTTCGATAACATGGATATATTCTGGTTTTCCGCAATATTTACCTAAGTGGATAATATAAATATGATCATACTTAGTAATCACATTTCCTAAGTCATCTTGATCATTTTCTAAATGTTGACAATTTAAAAGATTATTACGGTATTTTTTATCCATATTTTTTTCTTTACATTTAGGTACTCCCCAATGCTTAGATATTAAATAGTTATCTAAATTGGCTAACTCATTCATTCCTCAGTCACTTCCTTGAGAGTAGAATTGGCAAACCAAGTAAATACTAGCGCCATGAAATATATCCAACCGCAACGGATATCAATACTTGCAAAGCACATACCCACACCAACGAGGGCGTATGCTCCCTTCACATTAATTCGTGTCTTTTTCATTGAAATTCCCCCTTGAAAATACGGGTCATCACATCAGCGAAATCTTCCTTGTTATTAATAACAAAAGTATGTTGTGTGGAAGAAACTTCATCATCAACCGCATTAATGACTTCTCTTATTTTCTTACACTCTTCACAATGGCAACTTCCTTCAGCGATTTCTATATATTCTTTTCCTTGCAGTAAAGCACCCATAACAGCAAGATTAGCTGGACCAGCAGCTATCATTCCAAATGTTTCCTCATTTACTAATGATAAAGAAAGACCAATATTTTCTTTGTCGCATTCTTTCTTCAATTCTTCGATAAGATTTTCAATTTTCTTATTCATGTGATATAATTCTCCTAGTTTTATAAATTTGTTTGTGACTCTTTGCTGGCTGGCAGAGTCACTTTTTTTGTATCTATTTTTCATGTGTGATAAACTTCCGTTTAGATATAGTCACTTGCCTACATTAGCGGAAACTAATGTGGGCTTTTTATTTCCTGCCACTTTTTCTGGCGTTCACGCCATTGTCTACCTAACAACTCAGATTTCATATCTTCGTGATATTTTCGATTCAAATCTTGCATTAATCGTTGATGCTCTTGTAAGGTCATTCGATTCCTCCCTTAATTTTTTATCTTCACCACCTCCAAGAAGAGGAGTTGCCAAAATGAAAAAACGTGGTCTTTGGCGAATTTGAAAGGAGAGCAGCAACTCCTCTTTTCAGAAGTGGTGAATTTAGATTTTTTAGCTATTAACAAACAGCTCTAACTCTAAATCGATTTTTAGAACGCCATGTTCTAAACTGTTCATATAAATCGACATCAATTGTTATTTCTTTGGCAGTAACTGCGTTATACCCCTCACTAAAACGTGATTTTTTAAATTCCTTCATTCTTCTTTGATAAGTACTTTCAGAATATTGATATCTCTCTTTAAACTCCGCTTTGCTCAAACGTTGTACCATTTTTACGCCTCCTGTTCTGATGGCTGATCATTAGAATCTACTTCTAACTTGATATCCAAAAGTTCTTCGATTTGTTTTAAACGTTTTTTAGGTTTTCTTTTTTCGATGAAGATATCTCGTAAATAAGTAATTGATATACCCATTCGTCGAGCTAACTCTCTTTGACTCCAATCTTTCTTTACTAAAGCAATTAATACTTGCTGTTTTAAAGTCATTAAGTATCACCTTTCTGTATTGATTATTTACAATTGTTATAATCAATTTTATTGACAAAAAATTGATTATAATCCATAATGTAAGCATAAGAAATACAGCACACAAAAAGTGAGCTTTACTTAGGTCTGGGGAGACTATTTAGTACTGCTTATTTATTTTGTATGCCGTAAATATCTTGCTTACAAGCAAATTATAATTGATAATAATCAATAAATCAATAATTATTTTGCGTTTTTATCAATTTTATTTTGTTTGATAGCAGAAAGGTTGATTTTATGCTATTAGAAAAAGTTAAAGAACTTTCAAAAGAAAAAGGAATAACAATAGCTGAATTAGAAAGAAAACTAAATTTTAGCCAAGGAAGTATATCGCGTTGGATAAAACAGTCTCCTTCTAGTGAAAGATTACAAAAAGTAGCAGATTATTTTGATGTATCAACCGACTATCTTTTGGGACGTACTGATAAACGTAACTACTATGATTTAACAGAAAAAGATAAACATGATATTGCTTTACAAGCTGAAAAATTACTTGAAGGCTTAGATTCAGATGCTGAAACAAATTATTATGGTGAACCTTTAGACGATGAAGATAAGGAAAAATTATACGATGCCATTCAACTTGCACTTGCCTTAACCAAAGTTAAAGCAAAGAAAAAATTCACTCCTAAAAAATATCGTCAATAGGTGGACTTTTGTATGCATTTAAACAAATACTGGATATTAGAAGAAATAGAAAAATTATTTGTAGAGTTTGGATCTGATGCAATTAATCCATATAAAATAATCAAATATTCTGATATAGATTTAATTGAAACTGATTTAGGGAATAAAACATTAGGACAAACGATACACAATAAAAGATGTTATGTGATATTAATTAATCAAAACCTATCACCTTCTATGAAAAGATTTGTATTATGGCATGAAATAGCCCACGTTAGACTCCATAAAGGTATTTGCACAGCAGCTTTTAGAGCAAACAACCTTAGTTGTATGATTTATGGTATAGAAGCAGAAGCTAACATGTTTGCAATTGAAATGTTAACTAGAACAATAGATGAACAAGATTTATCTTATATGAGTCAGTTCCAAATTATTGAATATTTAGGGCTTCCTCATAATCTTGAACATTTAGTATTACAACATTAAAAATAAAAAAGCCCATGCTTTCACATGGACCTCCCCTCATTTCTGAGAGCCTTTACAACAAAATTATATAAAAATAAACCCAGAAGAACAAGGAGGAATTTATGGGAGATTTTTTATTTGCGGTTGGATTAATAGGATGGTTTTTGGGTATAGGGATTTTTATTTATTCCTTTTTCTCAAAGAAAAAAATATCTAGAAAGAAAGTTATTGTTGGAATAATATCTGCATTTGCAGCTATGGTTTGTGGAGTTACTATCTCCCCACCAGACACAGAACAAGCAACAACACATAGCACTATCCAATCAACAACAACTAGTTCTATCACTGAAGATAACTCTTCTGAAAGTAGAGAAAAAGAAGAACAAAAAGTTAAAGAAATAGCTAAAAAGAAAAAACAAGCTCAACTAGAAGCTAAGAAAAAGGCTGAAGAGCAAAAAACTAGGGAGGAAGCTGAGAAAAAGCAACAAGAAGACAAACGTAAAGCTGAAGAACAAAAACAAGCTGAAATAGCTCAAAAGACTTCATCTGCCGAAACAATTCTTGCTCAAGCTGAAGCTAACCCAACTAGAGATAACTATAATTCAGCTCTCTCAGCTATCCAAGCAATACCAGGTGGAAATCAATCATTATCCAATCGATTAGCCAATGTTGATTCTGCAATAAAAGCAAATGAAGCCGCACAAGCTGAAGCTGCTAAAATAGCTGAGCAAGCAAGACAAGATGTTGCTCAAGCTCAACAGCAAAATAATCAAGAAACAGTTTTAATTACACCAACTGGCAAAAAATATCATCGAATGAAATGTGGAAACGGCAGTTATAATACTACAACTCTGCAGGAGGCCATAAATAGGGGGTTAACACCTTGTGAAAAATGTTATGGCGGAGAAGTAGTAAATTATTCTGAAGAAATAGCTCCTTCATCAACTGCAGCGAGTACAACAACCGTTCAAGTAGGTGAAGGTCCAAAAGAAGTAGCACAACGGACTGGAATTACAGTAGATCAACTATTTAATTTGAACGGATTAGATCCAAACAACTTTATGCTTTACCCTGGTCAAGAATTAAGAATAAAATAAAAAGCCTTTGGGCTTTTTATTTTTACAATTAATAGGAACATACATTCGAAAGGAATAGAAATAATGTGGGTAGAAAAAATAAATGACAAAAAATTTAAGTACACCGAACGTTATACGGATCCCTTAACTGAAAAAAAGAGAAAAGTGTCCGTAACTTTATCTAGCAATTCACGCCAAGCTTGGAATCAAGCTAACTTACTTTTGAATGAAAAAATCGCAGAAAAAATAAAACGAAATGAAGAATTACCACTAACTTTTGGAGAATTAAAAACTAAATGGGATGAAAAATACAAGCCAACTGTAAAAGAAAGTTCCTATCGAACAACTCAGGTTTATCTATCATTAATTTCAAAATATATAAAAGATGATGTACTTGTAAAAAACGTTAATAGTAATCTTATACAAGATATGCTAGATTACTACTATTTTGAAAAAAATTTATCATATAATTATGTAATACATTTAAAAACTTTTACAGGAATGATTTTTAAATTCGCCAACCGTCGATATGGATTAAAATATAATCCCGTAAATGGGGTTTCTTTAGCAAGAAAACCTAAGACAAACGAAGAAATAAAAAAAGAAAAAGATGGTTATTTATCAAAAGAAGAAGTCCAAATGATTGCTAGTAAACAAAAAAGTTCACATCAACAGTCACGTTATTCTTTAATTACTAAATTTTTGTTTTTAACTGGACTACGTTATGGTGAATTGATATCTTTGACTGAATCTGATTATGATGGTAATAAAATTACGGTTTCTGGTACTTATGATTACGAGTTAAAAATTAAAACAACAACTAAAAATACAGGTTCTTATAGAACCATTGAATTATCAAGTAATGCTAAAGAAATCATAGATCAATTAATTGAAGAAAATAAATTAATTAAGAATAATAAAGATAAATACATTTTCATCTCCAAAAATGGTAACCCGATATCTATTCAAGCATATAATCAATCTTTAAGAGCAGTATCCAAAGAATTAAACATAGATAAAAAAGTTTCTTCTCACATGTTAAGACATTCCCACATTTCTCTACTTACAGAATTAGGAATCCCATTAAAAGCCATTATGGATCGTGTAGGACATGAAGATTCAAAAACAACATTAAAGATTTATACTCATACAACTAAAAATATGCAAAATCAACTAGTAGAAAAACTAGGAAAAATAGAAATTTAAATTGCCCCTTTTCTGCCCCTTATAAAAACAAGCAACATAAATTATATAAAAAGAACCCCGTTATAACGAGGTTCTTTTAATTTAACTTTCAAATACAAATTGATTATGATAAAGTTCCGCATAAAATCCATTTTCTGCTAATAACTCGTGATGACTGCCTTCTTCAATGACTTCCCCATCACGCAAGACAACGATTCTATCTGCATTCAAGATTGTTTTCAGCCGGTGAGCAATCACAAAGCTGGTTCTTCCTTTGATTGCTTCATCCATTGCTTTTTGGATCCTTGCTTCTGTTACCGTGTCTACATTACTTGTTGCTTCATCCAAAATCAATAAAGATGGATTTGTGATGATCGTTCGAGCAATACTGATCAACTGCTTTTGACCTGTACTGAATAAGTTATTTTCTTCGGATATCTCTGTATCATAACCTTTTTCTAACGTCATGATGAAGTCATGAATATTCGCTTGTTTTGCTGCATTGATGACTTCTTCATCTGAAGCGTCCGGTTTGCCGAATGTGATATTGTCTTTGATCGTTCCGGAGAACAATACAGATTCTTGCAAAACGATTCCTACATGTCTACGTAATGCATCAAGATCATAATCTCGGATATCTATTCCATCGATGACTACTGAACCATCATTGACATCGTAAAAACGGTTTAGCAGATTCATGATCGTCGTTTTCCCCGATCCTGTTGGACCAACAAGAGCAACCATTTCTCCTTTGTCCACATTGATCGAGACATCTTTCAAGACTAGTTTTTCTGGAGAATAACCAAAATCTACGTGCTGCAACGCAAGACCTTTTTCAACACCATCAAATGCTTTACCGTTTTCTGGTTTGACTTCATCTTTTTCATCAAATATTTCATTCAATCGTCTTGCCCCTGTAATCGCTAATTGGATCATGCTGTATCCAGATGAAATCTGCATCAGTGGTTGGTAATATTGTTGTGAATACTGGACGAATGTCACAACTAAGCCTAATGCCACCGAACGTTCCAAATCACCATTTAATGCTAACCAGCCGCCGAAAAAGATAACTATCGCTGTATTGACCAGTGACATTCCTTGCATCATCGGAAATAGTAGACCAGAATAAGCTTGTCCTTTGAAGGTTGCTTCGCGAACACTTTGATTATGCTCTAAGAATCCTTCAATCGTTTCTTCTTGTAAGCCATTTGTGATGATGACACGTTGTCCGCTGATTTTTTCATCCATATAACCATTTAGTTTCCCCACTTCATCTTGCTGAAGATCCACATATTTCCGTGCTTTGCGGATAATCAAGACAGCTATCAAAACGGCTACTGGAGTGGAAGCAATTGTAGCCCAAGCTAACTCTACATTTTGGCGGAACATCATGATCAAGATCCCGACAAGTAAAACAGCATTCGTGATGACTTGAAGCAAAGCTTGGTTCAAACTATTTTGAATATTATCTAAGTCACTGGTAAAACGACTTAAAATTTCACCGTCTTGATGAGAATCAAAGAAACGGATCGTCAATTTTTCCAATTTGTTGAATAGACCGATACGCATTCGGTTCGTTGACTTCCCTACTACTTGTGTGAACAAAATACTATAGATAAAGTTGGCTGCACTAGCTAGTACATAAAACAGCAAGAGTTTCCATATTACAGAAACAAATTTGCTTTTATCGTCTACGCCTTGCATCAAGCCTCCTACGTAATTAGCTAATTCTTGAAAAGCTTCCCCGATGTATTGAGGTGCCTTTACTTGTAGATAGGTAGCAATGATCACTGTGATAAAGATAAAGAAAAAGGAGAGTTTGTACCGCTTCAAATAGTGATAGAAAAATTTACTTGCTTTTATTAGATCAGTCAT